GGGATTTCCAACTTGTATGTACCACCCGATACAACTTCCATCTTTACCTTCTTACCGTTCACTGTTTCCTCACCCATGATGGCTGAGTGATTGATACGTAAACGTGCAAGTGTACTTGCCTGTGACTTCTGATTGTTGTCCACAGACATGCCCATTGCTTCTGCCATTGCGTTGAAGTTACCAGTGTTAATTGTTGCTACTTGATTCATTATAAATCTCCTTTTCTGTTTGCGAGTTCTTAGTTATATCACGACACGTCTTTTGTGTCAAGCCAATTCGGACCGATTTTTGCTTCTAATAAAAGTGGTACATTGAAATCCAGTTTCCACTTCTTATTGACGATAGCAAGCAGTCGGTCATTGGCTGCATGAATAATCCGTAATACTTTGTCCTTCTCGTTTGGGTGCACGTCAATCACGATGGAGTCGTGTACGGTATTGACGATGCATGATTGCATTTGATTAGCCCCTAATAGCTTGTCGATGTATATCAGGGATATAGGTACAATGTCAGCCGTGGCAAACGATTGCACAGGAAAGTTTTTAATCTGTGTGAAAAATGTCACAGTACCATTAGCACGTCGAGTAACATCGGGGAATGAGAACTCACGACCAGATGGTGTTTTGATCTTACCTGTTGCTAGTGCCTCACGTGCAAGCTCCTTGTGCCACTTGCCTATACCTGAGTACTTCTTAGTAAACTGCTCGTAGTACGCAGCCTCTGCAGGTGTACGACCAAAACCACTAGCACCATACAACGGTGCAAATGTGTGTGCCTTGGCTTCCTGTCGTGACATGTTCTGTCCTGCATCAGTGATCACCTTTGCCGTGTACGAGTGTACGTCAAAGCCTGTGGTCACCTCGTCAATAGCAGTTTTGTCCTGTGACAAGAACGCTGCGACCCTGAACTCTAACTGCGCAAAGTCAGCTTCCATAATCTCACCACCATCCCAACGTGATTTGAACACACGTTTCACAGGGAACGTACCACCACGTGGCATGTTCTGCATGTTAGGATCGGCACCAGACAAACGTCCAGTAGCAGTGCGGTGTTGTAGTAACCTGACGTGCAGCTTACCATCTTGTTTTACATGTGTTGAGATACCTTCCACAAAGCTTGAGAGATATGTGTCAACGGCAGACAAACGACGAACTCGTTGTAAGAACAACACTGCGTCTTGCATATCACGTTCTCTAGCGATACCTTCAAGGTATTCAAGCTTATCTTTACTTGTTGCGAAACCGTTGGCTGAAGCCCATTTTGAAGTTGGAGCATTGAACTTTAACCCAGCAACAGACGAAACAATATTAACATAAATAAAACCCGTGCTATCGCAATTGCTGCATCGGTTAGTTCTAGCGTATAGTGTACCATCTTTCTTTACCTTTCTTATCTGTCCAGTACCGTTGCATGTACGGCACTGCTTTGCTTTCTGTTTGTACAATGTCTCCGTGTTACGGCGAACTGTACTCCGATACTCCGTATCAGTCATACGAAAGTCTTCAAACAATCCTGCCCATACTTTCTTGTCCTTGGGTTTCTTGCTGTAGATAACCCATGACAATTGTTCTGGACTGTTCAAGTTGATAGGACGATCACCCATCAGTTCACGTACCTGTTCCTCAAGGTCAGCAACCAACTGGTCACGTTCCTGTTGGAACTCTTGACGCACATCTTCAAGTGCAGCCATGTCAACAGTAAACCCACGTTGGTAAATCTTAGCGAGGTGTACAGCCAATTGATTAGTCAGATTGACCGTTGCTGCCAGTGAACTGCATTCCTCGAATGATGTCTGCAAACGAAGGTACAGTTGCTGAGTAGCATGTAAATCGTGGGAGAGGTACTCTGACAACTCTGCGTGAGGAATGTCACGTACAGAGTAGCCCTGCTTGAAGTACTCCTTCAAGGTGTCCTGCTTCTTGGTGTCAAGGTTGTACCGTTCAGCACAAGCCTCAAGAGACAGGGGTTCCTTCTGCCCACGTTGCAACACGTACTCACCCAACATGGTATCAAAGATTGCACCTTCGTAGGTGAATCCTGACTCCCATAACCATATCAAGTCGTGTGCTGCGTTGTGCATAATTAGAAGGGCGGTTTCATCCAAGTTCTTCTGGACAATGTACCGCCCCTCTGGTGTGGGCGAATGCTCTGCGTGATCGAATGTTACAATTGTTTCGTTTCCAAGATCATCTAGCATCCCCACTTGAACTAATGTATTCTCTGGTTCAAACGGATCAAGGTGTAGCTTGCCGTTACGTTTTACCACAGTGTTTTCTACGTCGAGGGTAAGGTGTTTCATCTAGTCAATATCTCCTTCATGCCAATAGTCCCAATCATCAAATACCTCATTGCCATATAGCTTGTCAAGATTATTGTTGAACTCTTTATCATTGGCATAATTTTTTATTGCTTCTAGTGCCTCAGTCAGTGTCAGGTTCTGTCGTTGCATCTCTGCCACTAATGATATGGCATCTGATTCATTTCTATTCATATTACTAATCTCCCTTTCGATTGCTCTGCGCCGTTCATCATCTGTCAACTCACGTATGTTTTTATTCAAAAGATTGAACACCTCTTGATCTGTAATCGGCTTACGCCCTTCAGGTAGCTTCGTCATCGTTTACTCCAAACTCATACTCTGTTAGTTCATCTTTCTCATACTTGATATGATCTTCAATAAAGTCATACACTAATTGCATGTCCATATTAGCTGCTGCACAGTATAGCACTAGCTTCAGTCCTTCCTCTGCCAGTAATCCACGGGCATGTTCATCCATCTGTACAGTGTATGTTGCACTACCATCCTCATTTTCTTTTACTGTTTCAACGCCCAGTATTCCTGCATCTTTATCCATCATTCTTCCTCCAAACAAAATCCACAGAAGTCACCCTTAGATGGGTTGCCACATGACACACATGTTCTCCATGAGTCCTTCATCAGTGCTTTCCAACTCTCTGGGTACAGCTTCTCCATGTACTCATCTATCTGCATTGCCACCTCACGTGACTCTTGCTGACTGTCCTGCTGCATACGTAGCTGACACATCTTGGCGAATGCATAAACAGTACCTGACCAGTACCACTCTGTCATCATAGACTGAGGCAATACCATACGTGCTTGTTCTGGTGATACACCCTTGGCTAACAGGTAGTTGTAGTTCTGCCGACAATCCTCAACCATGTTACGTGCAACTGATGGACGTATATCATTGATTACACCATCACTGCCCTGCTTCTTGTCTTCACTGCGTCCACGCCATACATCAGGCTGATAGAACTCAGGCTCATCGTCTACATACCTACGGCTGATCTCATTCCACGGCATGTACTCATGCTTCACAAGCTGACGTGCCACAAAGATCGGTGCCTTAACGTGAAACGTGGCAAACGTGTGGTTGAATGGTGACTTATGATTATGCTTGGCAAGGTAACGTATCAGCTTGGCATCCTTACTTTTCAAAATGTTTGGCTCACCTGTATAGATACGTTGATGCCATTCTGATTTCTTACCGAAGCTGACACGTGCAGCATTCACTACTGATAGATCACTACCCATGTGATCAATGTACGTTACTTCAATCATACTTGATACCTCGCAGTTTTATATTCCAGATCACAGTGTACGACACCGTGCCATCCAGATAGTTTGTTCTTCACAACATTCAAGTGACGTTGTGTATCTTCTTCCTCTTGCCCATCAACCACAGGGTTCTTGGCAATCAATATCATAAGGTCAGCCTCTGCTGCCTTACCTGTACGTGAACCTTCCATCATACTCTGGTTCAACAGAACCTTACCCTCTGCATCAGCAGATAGCTGAGACATGTAGAAGATCGCACAGTTGTGCGCCTTAGCTATCTGACGGGCATAGATCGCATTCGCTTTCAGTGCTTCGTCTGGACGTGCATACCCACCAGTACGGGCAAACTTGTCCCCCATGTCTAGTATAACGATGTCAGGTTTATATGACTTGCACACTGACTCAACCCACGACATGTCACGGTCACTGGCATCCTTGATCTTGATGTTGTCCTTGACCACAGAGTACAGGTCACGAGCACGGGAAGGG